GAGTAGCAGACTCTCGATTTGATCTATCAGCCATCTTATGCTCCTTTTTGCAATTTTAATTTTTGCTGTGCATATTTCTCATATGGCACACCAAGTTTATCAGCAGTTCTTCTTTCACTTTCGCTGAGAACAACTCTCTGTTTTCGTCCAGTTTTGACAGAAGCTCTGCCGTTTACAGGTGCAACAGTTTGGACATTACTGTTGTTCTGATCTGATGGAAATAATTTAGCCATTTCTTTATCTATTTCTTCATAATATCTGTCATCTGTGGCATCATACATATTTGACACCTTTTTATCAGCTAACATTAAAGCTAAATTTTTCTCTATTTCATCATCTTTACCATACCAAGGGTTTCTTGCAATCCATGCTTTTATTTTAGGATTATCTTCTATAGATGGTTGTTTTACTTGTTGCGTTTGACTGCTTTGTCCCTCATTTTTTTGAGTTGCTTTTTCTTGCTCTCTTTGTTGCTTGAGAACTCTAAGTCTTTCTTTTTCAATATTGACTTGAGTAAGAGCAGAGTTTGCTTCAGCAATTTTTTCAACATCTTGAGCATCATAAGCCTCCTTTAACAGTTGTTTGACTTGTGCTTCTTGAGATTGTATTCGTGTGTCAAACTCATTAGTGTAACCATTAGTATATGTTTCAAGTTGCTTTCTGAGTTTTTTGTTCTCTTCTTCAACCTGCTTACCATAAGTTATGGCATTGTTTGCATCATCTTCTGCCGCTTTTCTTTTGGCAGTTAGTGCATCAATTCTTTTTTGAACCTTCTCACTATAAGACTCATGTTCGTCAGACTCTTCAGTACGAACAATTGTCTGTTCTTTATTTTCAGATTCAGTTTCTTTTGGAGCAGTTTCTTGATTCTCATCAAGCTCCACTACAAATTCATTCTCGTTAGAGACTTCTTCTACTTTATTTTCTTGTACTTCATTCATCATTACCTCCACTATACATATGAAATATCTGCTGGGTCAAGTATTGTTGCTATAATATTATCGTCATTTATAATTCTTAGCTCAAGACCATCCACTTTGAACCTATTTCCAGCATATCTACCCATAAGCACCCAATTCTTCTCAGAACAGTATGCTCCATTTGGGAATTTATCAGAATCTTGATAAGCATCAGCACCTAGCTTAACAACGTAAGCTACAACTGTTGCAAAAGACTCACGATCTCTAGTTGCATCAGGAATAATTATTCCTCCCTTTGTCTTTTCAGACAAATAATATGGAATTACAAGTATTCTATATCCTGTTGGTTGAGGTAATCTTTCTAATATAGATACATCTAGTTTAGATGGATCTTTAGAGTTTTTATTGGCTTCTTCTTTGTTATCAAAAGCTTTTGATATGGCTTTTGGAGTTGGATTTACTGCTTTTTGTGCCAAAATCCGATCTGGCACATACAACTTTTTAGTCATCTTCAATACCTTTCATCGAGGTTCTTAATTCTTCTTCAATCCAGGTTAGACCTCGTATTTCACCTGTTATTGCTCGATAGTCTTCCATTGATCCTATCGCTCCATCAGCCAAAGACTCACTTAATTGTTCTTTTCTTTGACGTATGTTCTTGTACAAATGCTCTGCTAATTTAACTCCATCCATTATCACTCTCCCTCAATGTTGTCATACACATAGGGCATTTATATTCTTTGTAAGTGTAAATACCATACTCTGGTATAGGCTCTTCATGCTCTACTTCTTGCATTGCTATTTTATGTATCCAACAAATTGCAATTTTCTTTTTTTCCTCTTGCATTACTTAGTTAAGCCTTTTTGCTTCTCATAGGTTCTGAGTCCTCCAATTCCTAGCATTCCACCGAGAACAGTTAAAAGTGTACCCATATCAAAATCAGGCAAATCTGGTAGCTCTGCACCAGCAAAAGATGCACCAAATATAATTAGGTCTTTTACGATAAAGTGATAGGCGAAAGCAATCGCACATACCCACCCAACTGCTGGTCGCCAGCCGCCCTTAAATATAGAACCACTAGCAGCTTCAGCTTTATTAATTTCTAACTGTGCAAGCAGAGCCTCCTGCGCGTGTTTTTCAGACATCGTGGCTATCTCGTGGGCGAGCTTTGCTTTTTGATCTGCGTCTGGGATAAATTTATCTAAAAGTCCTGTGACAGGACCTATAAGTGCTTGTAACATGGCTACCTCCTAGTACACTTTCACTCTTTTTGGATTAATATTTGGTATGATTTTACACATACATTGATAGTTTTCAACTTCTTTCGGAATATTTATGTTTTGATCACTTAATCTTTTTGAATAATACAAGCAATCATTTACATTTTTAAAGTACACTCCTCCGTTATAAATATCGTTTAAATAACACATGAGCATAAATACAGTCATTTTTTTCTAGCACGTTTAAGAGATGCTTTTGCAGATTTAGCTATTCTAACTACCTCTGCTTTTTTCATTACTTTTGCCCTTTGTTCCATGACAGTAAGGATTTGAATTTTTCTAGCATAAGGCTTGTTAATTCTCTTAACTTTTCTAACTGTTGCACGAGCATCAGCAGGAGTTGCAAATTTAATCCTAACAGTGTCTTTTGGATTTTCATCAGTATAGAGTCTTCTACCTGAACCTTTAGGCTTTTTGCCTGTACCAGTTTTTGGATCTTTTTTTGCCATTTATAAATCATTTCTTATCGTTACTACCATGACTATCCCCTTTATGTTCGTGACCCATCCAAATACCGAAAACGCCTGTCATAACGCCCATGACAACTGATACAAACGCGGATTGACTGGCAGTTGGTGAATCAAGTTGCATGAACCATTCTGCACATCTCCAAGACATTAATGTGCTTACCAACATCATTAATCTAGGAAGTATTTTCCATTTTAAAAAAGTATCTACACTCATTTTAATAAAATTTCGTTTAAGCCAAAACCCTCTAATAATATTAAAGTAAAAAATAATAAAAGAACACCACCAGCAATAAGTTTTCCACTAAAATTAGTTGATCCTATTTTTATAGCAACGAACTCATTACCTAATATTCTTAGCGATAATTCAAAACTATTTTCATCAATCTTTAATTTAACTGGTTTTTCAATCATCTTCTACCCTCTTTATAAACCCAAGCAAGAAAAAACAAAAATCCTACTACTGTAAAAGCTAAAAAAGTCCAGCCTATGGCTTCCCAAATTTTTCTAACAAATTGTTGTCTATCATATATTTCTTTTTTTCTTTCTAACCTAATTTTAGCTTCCATCTCTAAAATTTCATTCCAAGATTTAGGTCCGTAGTGAAAATTTATAAAAGTCTTTAACTCTTGACGCTGGGCTTCTAATTTTTTTTTTGCTGTAAATGCCTCGATAGCACTGGCTTCTATTTCATTACCTTTAAATAATTTTCTAAGTGGAGAGGCATTTTTTGCAGATTTTTCTGCATTATCAATATCACTTAACGCTGTCATCCAGCGTCCTAAATCTCTGCCCATAGACTCTATTTCACGTCCAGCTTGAAACCCACGTTTAATTGCATTGAATGCAGTATTTGCTGCCGTTATGGCTACACCTATGGTCGCAGGATCAATGATAAACCTCCATTAAAAAACACCTTTAAATTTTTGTGGTTTAGCTATATCAGAAAACCTTTTAATTATGCCACCACTACGTTTTTTTTGTGGTTTTTTTACTTTTCTTTTTTGGCTTTGAGGTTTTGACTTTTTCTTCCCTGCTTTCGTTAGTGCTATTGCTATTGCTTGCTTCTGTGGATATTTCTCCGACCTCAATTTCCTTATATTCTGGCTGATTGTTTTCTGGCTCTTGCCTTTTTTCAACGGCATTACCTTGCTCCTTTGCTATCCTCCTTTGAATTTTTTTTTGTTTCTCAACTACATAAATCTTTTCTCTAACAGAACTTGACATGGTTTATCCTTTCATTTCTTTGAGAGAAGCTATATCTCTCTTTGTTTGATCATTTTGATTTGCTATTTCTTCTTGTTGATCAAGTCTTTGTTGATCAAGTAATACATCGTTTCTTTCTTTTTCCTTTTTAAACTCTTGCTCTACTTCAAATTGTTGCTGTCTTTGAGCTACTTCTTGCCCTCTTAATGCTAATTCTTGTTTTCTTATAGATACAAGAGGATCTTCAGAAGGTGGTGGAGTAATAGATTGTGCATATTGTTCACTAACTTCACTTGCTATCTCAGCAGATCTTGATGCAACTTGTGTTTGAAATTGTTGCATGGCATTTGGATCTTGTTGCATCATGGCTTGTTGCTCTGGTGTCATGTTAGCACTTATTTCTTGTTGTGCCTGTATCTCAGACATCATGGCTATATGCTCAGATATGTGACCTTGAAGTGTCATAACGATTGAAGCATTTGATTGAGCAATGGGTGTGGCTATCATGGCTAAATGTGCTGATATGTGTGCCTGATGATTTTGCTCTGGAAATGCCTGTAATCTTGCACCTCTAAGTGCCTCTTGATTTTCCTTTGCTGGATTCATGGGCATTGGTTGTGGAGGTGGCTGTATTATTGTATCAATATTAGTCACACCCAATGCTTCATACATCTTTCTATATGCCTGATACATACCATTAGGTCCGTGTATATCAGGATTGCTTTGAGCTAATTGTAATTGAGTTTGTGCCAAAGCAATACGTTGGGACATAGAAAATATATTTGGATCTGATACAGGCAATACATCAATTCTTTGATCAAAATCAGTTTGCTTGATTTCGGGGGGCGCACCTGGCACTTGATACGGATACATAGGCACGCCCATTGCAAATATTCTTGCAAGTATTTTAAATTCTACTTTTTGTGAGTAATGCAGACGTTTATGTATTGCAGACATGACTTTTGTGCCACGTTCCATAATAGCCATTGTCGTGCCTACAGGAGCATTGCCCTGCATCTCACCCACCTTCATATCAGCCATAGATGCAAAACGTCTACCTGAATCAATTAATGTTCCCAAAAGAGAATATAAAGTTTGTGATGGTTCTTTAAATGGCAATGGCATTATGGCTTGACGTAAATCCATACCAACCATATCTACATCTCTGAACTCACCAGGATTAAGAGGTGTTTCATCATCTCTTATTCTTGCACCTCGTGCTTTAAATCCAGCAGGTAGATTTGATAATGTTCCTGCGTCTATTAATTGTCTAAGTATTGATGTTGAGGCTCTTGATAAGCCTCCTATCATATGCGTAAGACCAAAGCCATAAAAGCCAAGACCAGGCAAAAACTTATAGTGAACAAAGTAAGGTATTTTACTGCGTAACGGATCGGCTTCGTTGAAATTCCTCTTGATCGATAATACTTCACCAGATTTCTCCAATATTGTAACGATATAAGGCATTTTCAATCCAGTAGCTTCGCCCATCTGGTTCATGTCTTCAAAACCTGGCAAATCTAAATCGGTGTGTATTTCGTATAATGTTAATTCTTCGTTGTAAGTTGATTCTGAATGAATGCCTTCAATATCTTTAATTGTTTCTCTTACCTCATTGTAATCTGCTCCATCGGAATCAGATGTAGGTAACTCAATGTCTTTGTAAAACCCAGATAGTTGCAACTTTCTTATTTCATTCGAGTCCATGCGAATAACATGACATATCCTCGTTGATGTCTTTAGGTCTGTTGCATTGTAAGGAACAATTAAGTCCTCTGCATGAACAAACTTTGACACTGCTCGTTGCAATGATGGGTCAAAATAAACTTTTTTAAATGATGATCCAACGATTGGAAGGTAGAATAACATCTGATCCAACTCTGGATCATACTCTTCCATCTCGTAGGTTATTTGATAATTCATAAAATTTTTAACACGTTCAGCCTGTGCTAATACTTCAGGAGTTTCTTGTCCAATAATGGCTGTCTTAACAGGACCTCCAGCAGGTAGTAATTCTCTATAAGCCTGTGCTTGAAACTGTGTAACAGATTCAGCAAGTAAAGGATGAACAATACCAGATGCACCCTCAAAGGGTTCGGCTCTGTCTTCGTAGTTCATTCCTAGTAATTCTAATCCACTTTTATATTGATCTTCCCACTCTTTTCGTGAGTTTATATCCTCTTGTACTTCATTGACCATCTCAGATGATATACGACCAAGCTCTGTGTCATCAATAAATTCTGCAAGGTTTGCATTGAAAGGAACTTGTATCGGAGCAATCTGTTCTTCCATTTCTCCAATAACAACAGAGCCATCATCCATTTCTGTGATGTTATCGCCTATAGGTGCTTCTTCTATCTCAATGGATGTGACACCTTGAGGTGCGTCTAAGTTTTCTACTCCGTCTACCTTTTCAATAGCCATAATCTTACCTTATTGTAAATCCAGTGCCTGGTCTTGCTATGCCTCTACCACGACATATATTTTTACTTTTTTTGCCTTTGACATCTCCACCCATACCAAACTTCTCAGCTAGATCTGGATTCATATTTTGTTGTACAGACTCAGGCAACATTGAAAAACCCTTAAACTTTGGTGGAACTGCTTTACCTCCAGATTTTGCCTCACCACCACCTTGCATTTCTTTAGCTTTATTTTTTTCAATAGCTTGTGCTAAACCACCTTCTCTATTCATACTATAACCACCTGCATCCTTAATTTTTTTTCCTAAAATTCTTAAATCAGATCTAATTTTACCTGCTGTATCCAGTTGACTAGATGATGTATATTTATCCATAGGTATGGCTAATAACTTATCCTCTAATGCTTCATATTCATCATAAAGCTTTTTTAATTTTGGTTTCATTGCCATATTACTCTCCTGTCTCTGGGTTAACCATAATTGATTTTGTCATGTCTACAACTCCACCCTCTTTCATCATTTTGGGCATAATTGTATTTTTGTCTATATTCATACTTGTTGGCTTAGTTATGCTTGCACTTTGTATAGTTAACTTGACTGGTTTTGTTTTAACTTTTTTAGATTTAACAGTTTTTTTGAGTTTTCTTAAAACTGCAGCATCTTCTTTTCTTCTCTTATCACCAATAGGATCAGCAGATGCAAGACCACCTAATCTTAACAATTTCAATTGTTTCATCTTAGTCATGTCAATAGTTTTTACTGGAGGTGTGTCTGTAATCCTCTTACCAGCTTTTATCTTACCAAAGTTCTTACCAGGCACTGGTTGTCCTCGTCCAGCTAACTCTGCATAAGCTCTTCTTCTATCTGCTTCGTCTGACACTATCTCATACCTTTGAATTTACCACCACGACCACCGATGACACCACCCATGTTCATCTTTTTAACTTTACCACCATCCATCATACCGACAGGTTGTGCCTTAGTCATGTCCATAACTTCACCACCCATTTCTTTTTTATTCATCATCGCGGCTAAAGTTTTCATCATGGCTTCATCAATGCCGTTTGACATTGGTGGTTTTATATCTCTTATAGCTTTAGCTAATTTATCAGCATCTGTCTTTGACAGTGCTTTTCTAATATTTTTTGTAACTTTATCTGCCATTAGTAATACTCCATCTTTCTTCTATAAACTGGTTCTTGTTCATCGTCATCAGGAGTAGTGATAAAACCACCCTGTCTAAATCTTAGTATAGCCTGTGTCATCGAATCTGCCAAGTCATCAAAATCTCCGTGAGGAAAACTGGCACACTCCTCAACAACCTCCTCTGCAAAATTAGCATCTGGTCTCCAAACCATACCACTTTCAAACACAGGCGCACAAGCGTTCATTCTTGCAAACTTGTCTGCACCTTTGCTCGGTGTGAACGGAGTCACAGGTATTCCCATGCGTCTAAGCTCCTGTGTTAATGGTGTACCACTTGCTTTTTGCTCTATTAAAATCATGTCAGGATCATATGCTTCGCACAACTCATGTGCTTTTTCTTTAAGTTCTGGAAAGTCCCATCTGCCTTTTTCTGCATCAAGCAAGATGATGGCATCTCCTTCTCCTTCAACAGGTGTAAAGATACCCCAAGTAGTAATAGCACTATAATCAGAACGCTCAGTCTTCGTGAAAGCTGTGTCATATGACTGTATGATGTAGGAACACACAGGCGGCTCAGAACGATCCCAAACATTCCACCACTCCCTTTTTATTATTGCACCCTCTTCAGCAGTAGGGTTTTGCATATACTGCGAGTTCCATTTTGACACAGGTATGGAAGATTTAACAGCCTCTAGTTCTTCTTTAGACCAATATTCTTCCCATAATACATTACCAGTATCAGGAAATATGGCAGGAAACTCCACGACATCCCACCTGTCAGCACCACCTTCTGTCTGTTTCTGCAACACTCTTGCAGTCAAATCCTTAATACCCCAACGTGTCATCACAATAATGATAGATCCGCCTGGTTGTAGTCTCTGTCTAGGTCCTGATGTGTACCAGTCATAAATACTGTCCAAAGCAGTCGGACTCAAGGCATCTTGCTCTGATACTGGATCATCAATGATAAGTAGATCAGCACCTCTTCCTGCTAATGCACCTCCAACACCAACAGCATAATATTCACCACTTTTGTTCGTAGACCATCTACCTGCAGCTTTTGCATCTGTTGCAAGTTTTACGTCAGGAAATATGTCTCTGAAATCCTCACTATCAATGAGATTCTTGACTTTACGACCAAATCCTACTGCAAGCTCTGCCGTGTGTGTTGCTTGTATTATCTTTAAATCTGGTCTTTTACCCATGAGCCATGCAGGAAATAAGTAACTTGCAAACTCAGATTTAGTATGTCTTGGTGGCATATTGACAATCAGACGTTTAATTTTACCATCTGCAACTGCCTGTAGCTTTTCTCCATAGATCTTGTGATGTTTGCCTTCGATAAAACCAGACCATATCTTCTTAACAAAACGTAAAAAATCATCTTGAGATTCAGATCTGTCCTCAAGTTTCTTGAGTCGTTTAAGCAAAGGAGCTACTTTTTGTAACTCCTCATCGCTCAAAAACTCAGCATATTGTAAATTGGTCATGCTACCTTAGTTAAAAAATTATCCACAGCATTAATTACTCCACCATCTTGCATTCTTCTTGGTGACGGCACTCCTGTAATTCTGGCTATTAAATCATTTAAACTACCACTTTCAAAACCTACTGGTGTAAAGCTTGCAGTAGATTCTCTAAATGGAGACTCAACTACTACTGGTCTTTCAGCACGAGTCGGTGCTACAGAAGATCCAAATACGTTTGGAGGTGTATCTTTTTCTTCTTCTTTTTTATCTTCAGTGGTTTTCTTTAAAAATGTTGTTATTGGATCATCACCTTCATCATCTGGCTGAAACTGATCTAAATCACGACCTTCTATCAACTGACCAAACTCATTTTTAGCACCAATAATTCTGCCAGTATCTGGATCAACAACTGCATCTAATCCCTTGCTAACAATAGCGTCAAACAATCGTCTATCAAAGAATGACCCAGCTTTGTTAGCTAATGTTGCAATTAAGTTTGGAAACTCAGCATCACCAATCTTAAATGTTTCTTTAAAACGATCTGGTCTGTTTAAAATATCAGCTACTCTTTCTTGTGTTACATCACCAACAATGTCTCTAACTTCCAACGATGGCACAACGTCACTGCCTACAACAGAAACATCAGGACCTCTTGTAAGAT